GGCTGATGCTGCAATGCTGAAGCAAACTTTTATTAATTAACTTGAAAAGGAAGGCTGCAAATGGCCGCAATGACGAATCTTCTCGTCAAAGACGATGGAACTCCAACAGAGTTCACCCTTGTCCCGGTAACGGACACGCCCAACCCGCTTTGGCGGGCTAGCGTGGCAAACGTGCCGGTGGATGGTCAGGTCCGTCTGACGTTCTCGCAAGAGCGCGTCAAATCGGGAGACTACAAGGTCACCGCGAAGCTCGAAGTTCCCGTTATGGAGACTCTGGGCGCCTCAGGGACTTCCGCAGGGTATGTGGCACCGCCGGCCGTGGCTTATGTCATGGTCGGTATTGTCACTATGTTCGCTCCGGCCCGTTCGACAACGGCGGACAGAGCGAATCTCGTGCGGATGATAACTGGTATTGTCCAAGGTGCATCCAGCACCACCAATACTGGTACACTGGCGAACAACGCTGCAGCGGATGCATGGAAGAACTCCGTGTTGCCGATTACGCAAGCGTTTATTAGCCTGCTCGCACCTAACTAAGGTAAAAAGTTAGGGGCAATCCTCTGTCTTAGGCTTTATAAGGAGAAGCCATGATACGTTTTGAGGAATCACGGGGGAGAGGGGAAACCCTCTCCCTCATCCGGGATCTCTCTAATGAGTGCGCAGTGTTAGGAGGCACCTTGTGTGAGACGCTTAACGCTCTCATGCAGAAGGGTTCCTACCGTGAGGTTGTTGAGTTCAAACTCGACGGCTCTGCGGTGGATAAGGAGCAGACTCAGGACTACCTGTACGCCCGACAGATCAAGGCGCTTGTTGAAAAACAAGATTTCCTTGACTTAGGGTGGGATAGGAAAGCTGAGGCTGTATCCAAGTTCATGGCTGCGGAAGAGAAATGCCGAGAGACGAACACGAGATTATGGAACTCGCGTCCCAATTGGGACGTTAGCGGTGTATTGTATACCGCTCAGCGTATAATCGCGAGTATTCTTGGTCCCGTGCCTAGTTTCGAGGATTTGTCGTTTCTTTTCGGACCCGGAGCTTCGACTAACGTCGTCGGGCGTATAGCAAACTTCAGATCGAAGCTTGCAGCGCCAATGCAGTGTAGTGAATCGCTAGTTAGCAGCCTAGGGACGTTCCTTGAGGAATTCCCTCTATGGTGTGACGCTGTGGCTATCCAACACTCGAATGAGAGTTGGACTGTCCCGGTGGTCGTACGGTCTGCACGACTGGGATTTGTGCCAAAGACATCGAAAACGGATCGGACGATTTGTGTAGAGCCCAGCCTCAATGCCTTAGGGCAAAAGGGGATAGGGACATACATGAAGAAACGGCTCGGTTTGTTTGGTGTCGACCTCCGTGATCAGGGTGTGAATCGGTCACTAGCTTTAAAGGGCTCCATTGACGGCAGTCTTGCCACAGTGGATCTCTCAAGCGCTAGTGATACTGTATCTTACGCCCTTGTCATGTCGCTTCTGCCTACTGACTGGTTCAATTTATTGGACCAGTTCCGGTCGGAGAGCGTTGAGTACCAGGGTGTTGTCACCGAGTTGGAGAAATTCAGCTCGATGGGCAACGCATACACATTTGAGCTCGAGAGTCTTATTTTCTATGCTCTAGCGCTCGGTGTGTGTGATTACCTGGAACTTATAGGCGGGCCAATCTTCGGCGGATCCCGTCTCTTAACTAGGAGATGGGATGTGTCGGTCTTTGGGGATGACATTATTGTCCCCGTAGAAGCCGTTGAGCTCCTGTACGAGACCCTAAACTGGTGTGGCTTCGAGGTTAATACCGAGAAGTCATTCAGCACGGGTTTTTTCAGGGAGAGCTGCGGTTCAGATTGGCTATTTGGTTTCGATGTCCGACCTTGGTACCTCAAGAAAGAGGTTTCCGAGAGGTCACTTTACGTAGCCCACAACTTCTTCTTGCGGAAAGGGGAGCGATCCTTAGCAAAGATCGTTCTCTCACGTACGAGGAAGGAGTTTCGCCTCTTCGGGCCAGACGGGTACGGTGACGGGCATTTGCTCGGCACTTATACTCTAAGGCCTCCTCGAAAGAGGGAGGTAGGGTGGGAAGGTGGCTACTTCAGAAGTTGGAAAGGTGTGCCTAATCGTTATGAGAAGGCGTACCAAACCGACATCCTCACTCCATACTACAGCGTTTATGCTCGTATGGGGGAGGACAACGCAACGGATCCGTACATCGTACGGGGAACGAAGCGTTATAAGACGACATCGATCTACACGGCTAAGAAGGGAATCTTCCTAACTTAGTAGTCTCGTAAGAGACAAGGGGCGGACCATCAGGTCCTAAGTGGGATTGGCTGCTTAGCCATTCCCC